GTGTTGTTCCTGATGCTCCTACTGCACCAACCTCTAATGCAAATCTTGGATTTGTAGTTCCTATTCCAACATTTCTTAGTGTGTTAATCCCTGCATTTGTGGAACTCCATAGTGGAGCAGAGAGGACTGTTGTACTTCCTGCTCCCAAATAAGTATAAAGTTCTAAAAAATTACTATTGAGAATTCCACCAGCAGATCTTAGATTATCGCCTAATCCATCATTTGCAGATGCTCCTGTGTTTATTGCTACTCTTGCCATTATGGATATTTTAGTTTATAAGTATTTAGATTGAATAGTTCTTAAACTTAAGTGGTTCAGTTCTTTGAACAATTGCTGATGTTGTAATTCCACCAGATCTTTGATCTCCATAAAAATCAAATTGATTAGATTCTGTTCTTGCAGTAAGTTGTATTTTACCCCAACTAAAGTTTCCAAAGTAATTTGATGGAGTAACAACTCCTGTAAATCCACTTCCAACACTTCCAATATTGTCAAATGTAAATACTGAAGACGTTGAATCAAAAGTTATTAATGTAGAACTAAAGTTAATTGTTCCAACTCCAGATATTCGAGCATAAACTCTTCTTACTGTTGTTGTTCCAGCACCAATTGTTGCGATACCAATTATAGTATTTGCAACACTCACATTGACCACAGAGTCAACTTGATATACATTGTCAGCAAAATTAGTTCCAAATCCAATGATGTTATTATTATTATCTCTAGATGTTAAAACTGTACTTCCAACACCAACATTAGAATCATAAATCAAAAAATAATCTCCAGTTCCAATACCACTAACTGTAAGCGCAGATCCAACTACAGAAGTATCTCTTAAATATGAATTAATTGGAATATAAAAATCAAATATGAGTTTATCTGTAGATGATTGTGTTGTCGTTCCAAATCCAACAATAACACCAGAATCTCCACTGTAAGTAGTAACAGAATCTGATTCTGAAATTAAAGTCGGAGATTCAATTAATACTTGTGGAACAGAAGTAGATATGTATCCACTTCCACTATATGTAACTGCAATTCCTGTTACAACTCCACCAGATATGGTTGCAGTTGCAAGAGCAGTATTTTGTGCTGCTGTTGTTCCAAATCCAATTGGTTGAGATATTGATATTGTTGGCGTAGTTGTATATCCAACTCCACCATCACTAATGACAATTGAGGTTACCGTTCCTCCAGAAGAGACTATACAAGTTGCAGTTGCTCCAACTCTACCATCTTGAGAAATTAATGTAATATTTTTTTGGAAATTTAGACTTACATTATTTTCATTAATTGGATTAAAGAATGGACGAATATTATCCACATAAATGATCGTAGATCCGATTCCAACTGATTGAATTAAATATGCCGTTGGATAAATTAGAGGTTCATATAGAATTCTATTCTTTCCAATTATTTGCTCATTAATAATTTTATCTTCGGTTTGTCGGCACCAAACAACAGGTCTTAATAAATTTGAATCATTTGTATTTCCCGGTCCAAAATATGGAAGTGTATCAACAGTATTTGTGGATGTAATACTAGTAACAGTTCTTTCATCTTCTTGGAAAGTTGCTGGTTGTCCAATAGAAGGATCATAACCAATAGTTAAATCATCACCCTCCTTTACGGTTTCTAAAATATTTCTTTCTATTACATCAATAGAACCACTTCCCTTATAGAAGAGTATTTTTGAAGTATCTCCTGATTTTGGTGCTTCTGTAAATGTAATAACACTTCCACCATTAAAGGTATAACCACCTCCAGGTATTTGTAAAATATCATTAATAAAAATCAACAAAACATCCTGAACATCTACAGGTGATCCTGGTGCAGAACGAATTGAAATAAGACTTCCAGAAACTGTGATTGGAAATTCTTTTCTAGATCCATCAAACAGTGTATCATAATTGTCAAGAACTTCTAATTCACCAATTGACCATCCAGAAAATTCATCAGCATATGTTTCTTGAATTGAAAGTTGAAATTCTCTAAAAGAAGCAGATCCTGTAGTTGGAATTCCTGTTGTTCCACCAATTGCAACAGTTAAAATTTGTTCTTGTCCATATCCAAACCCAAGATTTGTAATTTCAAAATCAATTACACTTGAACCTTGTCCCACCACAATACTTGCAGTTGCATTACCACCATTTCCAGAAACTGAAGAAGCACTATAAACTAATGGTATGTCTGAATATGAGAGTGGTGAATCAATAATTACTTCTGGTGGATTGGTGGAAGTATATCCCGTTCCTGGATTTGTAATTGCAATACTCACAATATTTCCATTACTTACCGCAGCTGTTCCAATATATTGAATGTTTGGTGATCCTGTTGATGAAGTTGTCACACCAACTCTTACACTGGTTTGTATTCCAGACCTATATCCAGAACCACTATTTCCAATGCTAATTGCTGAAATAGTCCCTGCAATAGAAACCGTAACAGTTGCACCAGCAGAAACAAGTGGTTGATATCCAAATCCTTCCGTCGATCCAACGGATACAATAATTCCACCTCTTGGAAGAGTTGAGGCGTTTACATCATATGAAACTGATGATGCTGTTCCGGTAAAAATAATACTTGTAATTCCTACATTTTCTGATAAAGTATAATCTGCATTTAATCCTGGTCCTTGGAAAATATCATTAATTAAAATGACTGCATTTTCATTACTAATTCCAGTCACACTAGATCCACTAGAAGTAAGAGTGAAATCTTTTTTACTACCATTGAAATTATTGGAAATATCATCAAAAACATAATTTTTAGAATATGTTTCATTACTAGAATTAGGAGTTCCTGATCTTAAGAACACTCTTCCCTGAAAGGTGGAAGACACCGATATTCCAGTCCAATCTATTTCATCTGGTTCGTTTGTAGATGCACTTAATGGAATATTTCCATATGGAGCTTCGGAGAAGTTTAGAGTATTGTCTACAATATTGTAATTTCCGACTACTTTGGTAATCAGAGCTCCCGTAGAGTGTCCTACAATAGTAGTCCCCAACCAAGGTCTCTTAAGAAGAATTGCATTTGTGGATCCAATTCCTACACCATCAATTCTCATAATTTCATCATCAATTTTGATTAAATCTCCACCAAAAAATGATGTGATTCCTGTAAAATATGCGGTATTTTCGGATATTAAAAGTTGTTTAGATAATGAAGATGTAATTGCACTGGATACAATAGGAGATTGAATTAAATTATCAATAGCAACAATAACTTTTGCATTTTGATTAGTTGCATTAAAGGTATGAGAAGATCCAATCCCAACGGAAGTAAAATTAAGAACTTCTGGAATTGATTTTAATGCATTTTGAGCGCTAGAAGATAGTTTTATCAAATTACTACTTACTTTTACAACATAAACCGTTGCTGGTAACTTATCAGTAGTTCCAATTCCAACAAAACTAGTTGAGGCAATTCCAATTGCCTGAGTTGATCCTGCACCTGCGTGTGAATATACAACTTCTTCTCCACTTACCAGAAAATGATTAGGAATTGTTATTGTATTGTTCAATATATTCACAATCTGAGAATCACTTCCATCAAAATTTCTTCGGAATATATCATCAGTTTTATGTTGAAGATTAAAATCTTTCTTTATGCTTCGTTCAGTTCCTTCATATGTATTGCTATCTGTAACTATAGAAGAATTTGTCAAATCAATTTCTGTAATATCACTTGCTTCATCTGCAATTTGCAATGCATTCATAAATGATTTTACCTGAACTTGAATATTTGGATTCGGAGTAAAGGTAATTTTTGTATATGTGTCTGTTCTAGATACACCTACTGTTCCAAGTCCAGATGCAGTTTCTATATTTGCAAATTCAGTAATAAAAGTATCTGTAGAATTGTGAAGAACTATAACCTCAGACAATTGGTGATGATTGTTTATGGTATCTGATACTTGAACCAAGAAGTGAGCACAGTCATAATCAAAATTATCACTATTAATATTAACATATTGCCCGACCGGAGTTGCAATTGGAGATGTTGATGATGCAATTGAAGTTGTTCTTGCTTCTAACAAAGAATACTTCATATCAAAAGTTCCTACACCAGTATATGATGTATTTGCAATTGAGATGTGTAGTGTGTTGCAAGTAACTGCTAATCCAGTATTTGGAATAAAATCTACAATTAGATTTGAACCAGAAAAATATGGGTTGTAGGTGCCCAGTCCAGAACTTGAATATGGGGAAGCAGAATTATTTGTTAATTGTCCATATTCTAAAAATTGAATATTTGATCCATCGTGAATGATATTCAATTCATCAAATTCATATTGTCCATTACTTGCACTAATTTCAACTAAAACCTTTGCCGAAGTATATGTATTTGCAATACTTACAATTGTACAAGTAGATCCTACTGAAACTGAGGATACACTTGTTCCTACTATATTTACAATTCCACCATAATTAGTACTGCCAACACCAGACAGAACGCCCTTTACATCATAAGCAATAATAGAAACATTATAATCGTTTATGATATATTTTATTGGATAAAATTCTAATATTCCCTCGGTTCCTTGAATGCTAAAATCGAATGATCCCAAATCATTAGTACTATAAACCTTTGCATATTGATTTAAAAATCCAGTTGCATCATTATGCAAAAGTGTGACAAATTCACACTGTCTTTCATCAGTATATCTTTGATCTTTTACGTATATGAGATATTTTTGTACTCTTGCATCTGATAATTTAAATCTATGAATATCTGAATAACGAGTTGCTCTTGGATTACTATTAAATTGTGAGCTGATATCATCAATCGAAAGCACCCTATTTCCTACAGATTCTTGATAATCGGTAAGAATTCGACTTGCAAATATAATTTCGTCAGAAAATGATGAATTGCCAATTTGTAAAGAATTCTCTTTTACTAAATCAAAATCATAAACACAGTTTAAATTCGCACTACCAACAATATTATTCAAAATTTCAAAAGATGTTAAATCTGTAGAAATTCCTACAGACAAAGATTGTGGAGAAGATGACTCTAATTGATAATCAGCAAATTTTCTAAATCCTGCAGTATGATTCAGTGTACTTACTACATCATTCCAAGTATCATAATCTATTTTTGATTTTATTGAATATGAAAAATTTTGATAATAAAAACTATCTTGTATTTTTTGTAAATTATCGTTCAGAAATCCTGCATTAATCTGCCAACCCCTTTCAACTTTAGAAGTTGCTCCTGTTTCAAAGAAAGAATCTGTTCTTTCAATAGAAGTTATATTTCCTTGAGTTTTAGAAGTAAATCCTTTAATAATAGATCCAGAATAAAAGTTATCATTTGAACCTATAGTAAGTAAATTGTTTTTTGGATCCCAATTTTCAACTATTCCTGTAGAAGAATCTGATGTTGTTGTTTCACCGATTAAAAAATTATTTTTAGATAAAATTGGATTGAAAATTGGAAAGTATTTTTGTGGAATAATTCTTCCAGACGAATTGGTTGAACTATAATTTCCAGGAATTTCTGATGCATCTAAAAATTCAGCAAGACTATAACTTACAGATCCTATTCCACCTAAATTTGGAGTTACAGAAGTAAGTGTGAACAAATTATAATTATAGTCTTTAGAATTATATCCCTTTCCAGTGGATCCGACTCCCACACTTACATTTTCAATTAGAACTTTATCATTAACTTGAAATGGGAATGAATTTGCCGTACTAAATCCTACAGATAATCTAACAGTTACACTTTTAGTTGAATTGTTAAAACTAATAGAATTAATACCGACACCATTTGTATTTTCTGTAGGAAGAATTGTTGGTAAAGAATTATTAATTCCAAAAGTATTTCTTAAAATGGTAACTTGAGTATCACCCAATGAATATCTCAAATCAACTTCTGGAATGACATTTTGAGTTTTACCATCAATAACAATTAATTTTGGTGCAGAACTATATCCTCTTCCAGCCGAAGAAATTCCAATTGAAGCAAATGATGCCAAAGGATCTACTTTTATAATTTGTGGAAGATATACTGTAGGTCTAACTGTATTATCTGAAGAAAAATCAAATCCAATATCAGATATTTTTGTTCTTTTGATTTTACCAATACTGGTACTAGAAGGTTCTACGATTGCATTTAATCCAGAAACACTCATTATTGTTGTGATTCCTGGTAGTGAGTAATAATTTTGCCCTCTATTCTTTATTTCAAATTTTGCAATCGGCCCAGATGCCGAAGAAGATGTTGTCTCATAACTTATTACTGATGTTGAAGATCCATATGAAACAGATTCTGGAAATTGTGGTAAATTATAAGTAAAAGAACTTGGTGTGGCAACAGAAATTTGATGTTCTCCATTATATTTGCTAGGTTCAATTTGCAATTCATTATGGTCCTGAATTAAAGTATCAATAACAACTTCTCTTTTTATTTGTGGAGTGTTGTTATCATATATTGGAATGAGATTATAATATAATTTTTCTGGAGTGTTTTCATTTACATTTAAAATCACCTTTGCAGTTGTAGTTACACCAATTGTTCCAATTTTTTGGACTTCAAAGACATTAGAAGTTTTTGAAGTAGTAAATTCTTCAGTAAAATTTGAATCCTTATAAAATTTAAATTCAAATGCTGGATATAATGCGAATTGATCCGTATATGATAAAGAGGAATCGGAAAGATCAAATGTTATGGTAGAATTTTTATATAATTGAATTGCTGGGTTAATTGGTGATAATGTACCACTGGAAGCACTCGTGATTCCAACAATTTCTGGAATCAGACTTGTAGCACTATAATAAGTATTTGAAAGTTTAAGTGTATTATTATCTACAATTACTACATAATAGATTTGATTATTCTGAAGACCTCCGGATGGAGAACTTGAGATATGAATAATTTTTTGTCCATTAATAAATCCGTGATTGACAATATTAATAGAACTGGTAGAAGTATTTACTCCTGCTAAAATAAAATCTTTTGAATTAATAACCAATCTTCTATTATAATCATTATATTTCACAGCAAAAGTTGTGCTGATAGAAGGGTTTACAGAAATATAAACAAAATCTTCTGCTGTTAGTCCGTGTGTTTGTGAAGTAGAAACTGTGACCAAATTTCTAGAAATATTTCCAATAATTGAGTCATAATTTGTTTCAAAACTGTGATATGTTCCTGTTCCAATTCCAGTAAAGAAAAGAGTACTCAAACCATTTGTTGTAGAAGCAATTCCAACAAAAACTCCTGTAGAGCCTAAACCAACTCTTACTGTAGAAATACCAATCAAATCTTCTGAAATTTTTGCAACAAATACCTGTGATTGGTTTGTAAGAGTAACTGATGTTGAAATTCCATTTGTAGAAACTCCAATTGAAGATCCGATATTTGGAGAATATGTCAGTATGTCTCCAGTTTCTAATTTGTGATTTGGAAGATAAATTGTTTTTGTTGGAATAAAAATTTGAGTTATTCCTGCCCCAGGATTTGATATTGTAATAGTTGTTCCGATTCCAACTCCACTAATTGTTCCAAGTCCAACGGAATCTTTAGGGTTGAAATATATTTGACGGTTTAATTTGTAATCATATGAAGTTGTAATTCCAGTGGTAATTTTTAGTTTTCTTGGATTTTCATATAAAATTTCTGTTGCAGTATGAGAAATACCAACGGTACTATCAATCTGTCTTAGAACTCTAATTCTAGAATTGAATGGATCTACATTTAATATTTTTATCTTTTCTGTAGATATTGTAAAAATATCATTTTCACGGATACTTGTTGGACTTAAATTACCAGTAACAGAAAAATAAGTAACAATTCCTGTTGCAACAGCAGTTCCAACTCCCACATTGAGTGTCAAAATATTTGATGTTGTAACTCCAATAGTATATGGACTTAATTGAAGAGAAGTTGATGTTGTGTTTAATCCAGAAACACTGACAATATCATTATTGTTCAGATTATGAGGATTTTCGGCATATATTGTAAATGAATTTTTTTCTTCACCAGAGAAAAATTCTAAATTATTAATCGTACTTGTTGCAGTGCTGACCAGAGTTACAGATTTTCCTTTTATTCTAGAAACTTTTGCTGCTGCACCATATCCTCTTGTCCCACTTTCATCAAATACAATAGAATTATTTACCTTATAACCATCTCCACCACTATTAATTCCAATACTTTCAACTGAACCGGGCAGTGCAAATTTAACATCAACCGTCTGATTTAGATTATTTGGAGTTGGTAAATATGAATATGATGCAGTACCATTAATAATATTATATGGAGTCGTAAATCTTAACCAATTTGTTTGATTTAAATCTAGATCATCTTGATTTGATGCGGTTTTGAAATTAAATTCGTTTGGAATTGATTTGAAGGCATCTCCAATCAAATATGGAAACACCGGTCTTCTATAATTTACAAATGGCCCGGAATTGTCTGAAGAAGTGTAATTTATAGTTGAAAAATATGCATAAGTTCCATTTGGAAATTCTGGAGTAACACCAAATCTTCCATTATTTTGATCCAGAACAGTCTCATCACTTTTTTCAGAATATGTATAATCTTCCACAAAAAACCCAAGTGGAAAATTTGGTCTTTGTTGTGAAGAATTTAATTCATATCCAGATTTCATAGGAGAAATGACTCCTCCTCGTTTGGTTATGTATCCATAGGGCCCATAAATCGGATTTCCATCATATGCCCAACCAATAATTGGAGAATGTTTTGTTGATAATTGTTCTGTATTATTAACTTTGATAAGATCGGGACTTCCATATAAAACATTTCCGTTCTGATTCACAGAATAAACTGCTTCTCTTAATTTTCTTGGGGCATATAAATGCGAATATTCTAATTGATAGTTTTTATTGACACCTTTTGAGAGAATTCCATCATCGTCAGTGATATTATTAAAATATTTTTCAAATAAGTTTACTCTCCAAGTTTGTATTTTTGAGTCAAATTTACAAGAGGATCCTGGTGGTGTGATGGTAATAAAAGTTGATCTTTGTGAGTATCCAATTCCACCATTAATAATTTTAACCGAAGTTATTGCACCATTTTGAACTATTGGAGTGATAGATGCACCAGATCCACTTCCAGTAATAGAAATATTAGGAGAAGAATAATTGACTCCAGAATTGTTAATAATAACGTCAACAATTTTTCCATTTTCAATAATAGGGGTTAATTGTGCATTTGATCCACTATCTAATGTTATACTTGGTTGACGATTATAATTTAAAATTTCTGAAGATCCATATCCAATTCCATTATCTGATAGATGAACAGAAGTAATCTG